GTAAGTGGGAAAGAGAGCAAGCAAATCGGTCTGCGGAATCGCAAATCGTGAAAGCTGCACCAACTGCGTCCGTTGACCAGTTTGAAAGCCCTGAAGCCTATGCGGAAGCAATGGCCTATCAGAAAGCTGAAGAACTATTGGCCAAACGTGAAGCAGCCAAGCAGCAATCAGCCGTTCTCGAAAGCTATCAAGAGCGTGAAGAAGCAGCGCGGGACAAGTACGATGACTTTGAACAAGTCGCCTACAACCCCAAGCTACCGATCACAAACGTGATGGCTGAAACGATCCAGTCTTCGGACATTGGGCCTGAGTTAGCGTACTACCTTGGCTCAAATCCAAAAGAAGCAGATCGCATCTCACGCATGACGCCACTCAGTCAGGCGAAAGAGATTGGGAGAATTGAAGCCAAATTGGCGTCAGCGCCCCCGATCAAGAAAACAACATCTGCGCCCGCGCCGATTTCTCCTGTCACTGCACGCTCCGCTGGAGCAGCAACTTTGGACACTACAGACCCACGCTCTATCAAGAGCATGACGACTTCGCAGTGGATTGAAGCTGAACGTGCAAGACAGATTAAGAAGCTACAAGCACAGACCCGCTAATTTTTAAAGGATTTTTAAAATGTCTAACAGTATTCTGACCATTGACATGATCACAAGGAAGGCCTTGGAGATCTTGGAAAATAACCTCGTTCTTACCCGTAACGTGAACCGCCAGTATGACGACAGCTTCGCTGTTGAAGGTGCTAAGATTGGTTCAACCCTCCGTATCCGTTTACCTGACCGCGCTCTGGTAACTGACGGCGCCGCCTTGCAAGTTCAAGACGACAACGAGCAGTTCACCACTTTGACCGTTGCCAGCCAAAAGCACATCGGTGTCAACTTCACATCTGCTGAATTGACCATGCAATTGGATGACTTCGCAGAGCGTGTGTTGAAGCCTCGTATCAGCCAGTTGGCATCTTCTATTGATGCAGACGTGGCCAATGCGTACAAAACCATCGGTAACACCGTTGGTACACCTGGCACAACTCCTTCTACTTCTTTGGTCTTGCTCCAAGCCCAGCAGAAGCTGAACGAGAACGCAGCTGTGATGTCTCCACGTTACGCTACCGTGAACCCTGCTGCTAACGCTGGCTTGGTTGAAGGCATGAAAGGTCTGTTCAATCCTACAGACACTATCAGCAAGCAATTCAAGAACGGCATGATGGGCACTGGCGTGTTGGGCTTTGACGAGATCAACATGTCTCAGTCTATCAAGCAACACACAACTGGCTCTCGCGTTGCCACCGGCAACTCTGTGACCACCACTGTGACTTCTCAAGGTGCTTCTAGCATTGCTTTGACTATCGGCTCTGGCCTGACAGTTAAAGCCGGTGACGTGTTCACTGTTGCTGGTTGCTTCGCTGTGAACCCACAGACCCGTGAATCCACTGGTTCGTTGTTCCAGTTCGTTGCTTTGGCTGACGCCACTGCCAGCGGTACTGCAATTGTCGTGAACGTTGCTCCTATCTACACTTCTGCCAATGCTTTGGCCACCGTGGACAGCTTCCCTGCTTCCGGTGCTGCTGTTGTGTTCGTAGGCGCTGCTTCTAGCCAGTACGCACAGAACTTGGTCTATCACAAGGACGCCATCACCTTTGCAACTGCTGACTTGCTGTTGCCACAAGGTGTTGACATGGCTGCTCGCGCAGTCCACAACGGTATCTCTTTGCGTGTCGTGCGTCAGTATGACATCAACAATGACCGTATGCCTTGCCGTATTGACGTTTTGTACGGTTTCAACGCGATCCGCCCACAAATGGGCTGCCGTATCTGGGGCTAATTGAATGGGGCTTCGGCCCCGTTTTTCGTAACATCTTTTTAAGGAAATTATCATGGCATTACCTAATGGCGCAGGCGGTTACCAAGTTGGTGCAGGAAACCGTCAAGAAACTATCATGGGCGCAATGGCCGCCCCTCAGACAGCTACGGCTACAGCAACCCTAACGGCAGCGCAAATTTGCAATCAGATGTTGGTGGCTAACCCCTCTACATCTGCTGCGACATACACGCTACCTTTGGGTACGGCAATTGACACAGCAGTCCCTAATGCTACTGTCGGCAGTACGTTTGACCTGTCAATCGTCAACATCGGAACCAGTTCCGGCGCGGTGACTTTGGCTGTTAACACTGGTGTAACTGACGGCGGCAACGCTTTGGTTGCTATCGCTGTGACAACTAGCCAATTGTTCCGTTTCCGTAAGACCGGCGACGGCACTTACGTTGTGTATCGTTTGGGCTAAAAAATGGGGGCTTCGGCCCTCATTTCTAAAGGAATAATTATGTCAAATACAAAAGCTGTAGGAGTCGCGTATAGCGATCCTGAATTTGAAAGCGTAACCGTTACCGGCGCGTCAGAGTTGCAAACGGTAACCGCTACGACCATAACTGCTACGACTGTAACCGGCACGTCAACTGGCGCTATTCGCCTCCCTGTTGCTGCTGTTGCAGCGGCTGGAACTAATCAAGGCACTGCTGCTGCACTAGCTGAAGGTATTAATGTCGTTTCGGCGGCAGACGGTACTAAAGGCGTGATTTTGCCTACAGCGGTAGCTGGTATGGTAATCATTGTTAAAAACACTGCCGCTGGCGCGTTGAATATTTATCCCGCTACTGGCGGGGCAATCAATGCGGTTGCGGCTAACGGTGCATATAGCATAACAAACCTTACCAGTTCATTGTTGGTAGCGTCTTCTACTACTCAATGGTATTCTGTTCCATTAGTAGCATCCTAACCAAATGGGGGCTAATCACCCCCATTTTTAATATGAACATTACATTGACCCACCCTGTTCATGGCGCTAAAGTGGCAACCATGGAACTTGAAGCTGTAGCAGATGAAAATAATGGCTGGACGCGTTACAATCCAGATACGCTTTCTGAACCTGAAGCGGCTCCTGTGAACGTGCTGGAAGTTAAGCGCCGTAGAAAAGTGACTACTGAAGAGGTCTAAGCATGACAACGTACACCGCTGGCGAACAAATCAATCGGGCGCTTCGGCTCCTTGGCGTGCTTGCTGAAGGTGAAACGCCCTCTGCGGCTACGTCCCAAGACGCCTTGATGGCGCTCAATCAAATGATTGACAGTTGGAACACAGAACGTCTGTCAGTGTTCGCTACGCAAGATCAAATCTTTACATGGCCTGCAAGTCTTATTAGTCGCACCCTTGGCCCAACTGGTGACTTTGTAGGCAACCGCCCCATTTTGCTTGATGATGCTACATACTTCAAAGCGCCCAATGGCGTGTCTTATGGCATCAAGATGATTAACCAACAGCAGTACAACGGTATTGCTGTTAAGACCGTGACTTCTACTTACCCACAAGTTATGTGGGTAAACATGACGTTTCCTGATATTGAGATATATCTCTATCCAAGGCCAACGCAAGACTTGGAATTTCACTTTGTATCGGTTGAAGAACTAAACCGCCCCGCCACGCTATCCACGGTGCTGTACTACCCACCAGGCTATCTGCGTGCGTTTACATACAACTTGGCCATGGAGTTTGCCCCTGAGTTTGGCGTTGAGCCAAGCCCACAAGTGCAGCGCATTGCGATGACTTCTAAGCGTGACTTGAAGCGCATCAACAACCCTGATGATGTGATGGCACTGCCTTACGCATTGGTGGCCAATCGCCAGCGTTTCAACATCTATGCCGGTAACTACTAATGAAGACGCCGATTCTTGGCTCTACTTATGTAGCGCGGTCTGTCAATGCGGCAGACGCTCGGATGGTCAATCTGTTTCCAGAGATCGTCCCAGAGGCCGGTAAAGAGCCTGCATTTCTGAACCGCGCCCCTGGCCTCAAACTGCTTAACACCATTGGCAACGGCCCTGTCCGTGGCCTGTGGGCGTTCTCGTCTAATGACAGCACGGCCTTTGTGGTGTCTGGCACACAGCTCTACAAGATCACCACATCGTATGTGGCCACGCTAATCGGCACGGTGGCTGGTACTGGCCCCGTCAGTCTGGCTGACAACGGCACGCAGTTGTTCATTGCGGCCAATGGCCCCAGTTACAT